GCGCGATGCTGTAGCCGAGCCATATGAGACCGTGCCAGTAGCGGTGCTGGATGAGGCCGAGGTCGATGGCGACAGCGAAGTAAATGAAGCCGACGAGGGCGATGAGGGCGCCGGAGGTCATCGCTTGTTGAGCGCCTCTTTTAAGTCTTGTCGAGTGTAGTGCAGGTCGGCCAACAGCACCTCGTTGGATTCGCTCATTTCGTTGGCGATCCTTCTGGCCTCGCGCAGCTCCTGCCCAAGGCGCTCAATGTGCGCACACGCTGCGTCGATAGCTTCGCCGGCCTTGCGAGCGTCCGGCTGCTCGAGGTCTTCATCGCCGCGGCGCCAGCGGTTGAAGGCGCGGAGGAACGTGATGATTTCCGCCGTAGTGGTCATCGGCGGGCCTTGGAGGTCTTCGCGGATGCGCGGAATGCCTTGGCGGTCGGAGCGCCGGCAGAACCGGGCTTGCGCATGCGTTCACCGCTTCCGGCGGCGATGCGGGCTTTTTTGGCGTGAATGTTGGCGTATAGTCCTTTTTTCATGGTTTGTTTTTTCTGATGGCCTCTCGGAAAAGGTATTGGATCAAGTAAGCGCCGGTTTCCTCGTCGCTGCTGGTGATGTGCTTTAGGAAATCCTGCACAACGTGATACAGCTCATGGACGAGGCTGCCGGTGTCCGCGGCGTCTTCAATCCAGACGACCGCTTGGCTGCCCAAGCACATCGCCCAGGCGGCGTCTGAGTCGTCGGGCTGGTTGTCGGGGTCTTTGGGGTCGAGCTGGAGAATGTTCGCACACCGCCGGATCGCCGATGACTGCGGGGTTCCGCAATAGAACTCCACAACCAGACCGAAGGTCTGTTCTCGGACGACGAACCGGCGGGTGCGTTTCATTAGTATTCGGCGGGTTCGTATTTGTGGTAGGCCAGAAACGGCCGGCGGTAGTGCGCGGCGTCAATCCACTCTTGGGCGCGGTCAAGCGTCGAAAACCACACGACATTTGAACAACTAATGCGACCAGGGACGCGCACCTCAAACTTTTGCCACCAATCGCCGTCTTCATAATTGCGGTATTCTGGCGTAAAGCGCGACTCGCCGATGTCGTTCTGGGTTTCAACAATGCGATATTCTCCCGCATAGTTCCTTGTGTTCAGTCCAACGGGATACCGAAGGTTGTCCCAATCGAACGTGGTGTTTGATCCCGGCGCTTCGTTCATATTTAAGCGGCCTTCTTGAGCATCAACTGCGCGTAGTGCAGCGCGAGGCGCGCTTGGAATACCTTCCAGAACGGCTCGGCCGAGAACATCCAAGCAACCTCGAAGTCATCCGGCGACTCCTTGCCGATGCGGACGATGCCGCGGCGTTGGACTTTCATGTCCGGGCGGTTCTCGTTCCAGAGTTGCTCGTAGCCAGCGAGCTGCACCTTGTGCGCGCCGACAATGGCTTTGGATGTCTTCCAGTCGAGGAGGACGATCTTGCCGTCGCGGTCGCGGGACGGTGCATCAATGGTGCCGCCGAAGAGGTATTCCTCGGAGACCAACTGCACTTCTGGCTCGATGACGGTGAGACCTTCTTCGTCCCACCAGCGCTTGAAGTTGTTGAAGGCGATGGTCGCTTTCTCGACGTCCGCGGGGCTGAACTCGGAGAGGTCGGCAACGTGGTTGTGGAGAAAACACTCGATGAGGAAGTGGGCGATGGTCCCGATGTCGGCGGCCTTGTCGCGGACCTTGCGGTAATCCTGGCCTTCCATGCCGAGCTTCCAAGCCCAGTGAATCAGCCCGCTGCTGTCCTCGCCGATCTTGGCGATGGTGCTGGCGCCGGGAACATCGGTGCCGTCTTTGAGCGGATACTTTTGATGGGCGCGGGTCTTCTCGAGGCGGACGATTTTGCGCCCGTCCTCGGTGAAGCGATCCGGCTCCGCGGGCTTGGCGGCTTTGCTAGGGGAGCGGCGTTTTGCCGCCCCCCTTTTGACTGTGGTGTTTTTGGCTGGCATGAGAGTTACCAGCTAATCTCTTCGTCGTCCGTTCCGGTCTTGCGCGACTCGGGCTTGGCCTCGCTCACGTCGAAGCCGTAGGACACGGCATTGCCACCGTCGCCCCAGGTAACGAGGTCGTGGATCATGACCGCCTTCGGCTGCAGGGTGATGCCGGCGCCGAGCGTGCCGGTGTACCAGCAGTAGGGCACGACCGCGACTTGGATCTTGCTGCCGCCGCCGATGTTGTCGGTGATGATGTCGCCGGAGGCGTTGAAGAGCTTCGGCGCGCGGCTGTAGGTCTCGCCGTCTTTGCTTTTGCCCATGGCTTTGACTTTGAGTTTGAGCTGGATCAAGTTGTCGTTTTCTTCCCAAGGCGCGGCGTGCATCTTGAGTTTGTCTTTCTTCAGCTCGGCCTTTTTTTCAGCGACAAACTCGGCGAGGAGTGCTTCGGCCTGTTTGAGGAACGGTTCGGCTTCCTCGGCGGTCAGCTCGAGGTTCACTTTGTAGACTCCCACGTCGTCGAACTTGGTGTCGGGACGGTTGAGGTGAGGATAGCGGGCGATGCCCACGGGTGTGGTTAGGGTTTTATTTGGCATGGTTATGTGGTTGTTTGTGGTTGTGTTTTTGGTTGGATAGGAAAGTCGGAGTGACGCAGAAGCTCGCAGAAGTCCTCCATGGTCAGCGTGACCAGCATGCGGCAGTGGTCTTTGCGGTGAATGACGGCGCAGTTTTTGCGGCCACAGTCGCGGTAGGCTTGTGCGATGGCGGCGTCCAAGTCGAAGCGGGCGCGGCCGTGCCGCTTGCACTCAAAGTGCCAATCCGGCAAGCAGGGCACGATCACGTCAGGCGCGGAAACTCCCCATTGTCCCTGGCTGACCTGCGCGCCCCGCTTTGCCGGAAAACCTTCGGCGGTCAACGCCTTTGCAACTTCGCGCTCGAAGCATGCGCCTTTCTGGCGGGAGTTGATCATTCGTTGATGACCTCCATGAGTTTGTGCGGCACCGGAAACAGATCGGCCGCCTTCTCTTCGCCCCACGGCACGTCCGGCTCGTCGGTGAATCGGTCGCTAACGGTGTCGAAGCGGGTATACGGCGGATGCCACATAAGCGGGATGACTCCGGTGCGGCCGGCGCGGTGCTTGGCTACGGTCCACTCGGCTTCGTGGCTGTCCTGCGGGTTGCTTTCGGTCTCGTAGTAGCTCTTGCGGTAAAGCAGCGTGACGATGTCGGCGTCCGCCTCGATTTGCCCAGAGTCGCGGAGGTCGGCCATCTTGGGGCGGTTGTCGCCGCGCTCTTCGGCTTTGCGGTTCAACTGGGCGGCAGCGAGCACCGGAACTTTCAGCTCCATGGCCATGCTCTTGAGGCCGCGGGAGACGAAGCCGACCTCATTCTCGCGTGACTGCGCGTTCTTCGCGGAGAGAAGCTGCAGGTAGTCAACGAGGACGACTTTCACGCCGTGCTTTTTGACGGCGCGGCGCGCACGCGCGCGGACATCCATGATGGAAAGACCGCCCTGGTCATCGATAAAGAGCGGCTGGCCGGCGAGGCGCATGTGCTCATGCTCAAGGCGGCGCATCTCGTCGTGCTCAATGTCGCCGAGCTTCAAGCGGGTGCTGTCGAAGGATGCACGGGCGCAGATGATGCGCTGGATCAATTCCAACTTGAGCATCTCAAGGCTGAAGAGCAGCACCGGAATGCCGCGGGCAACAAGGCGGTCGGCGATATTGACGAGCAGGGCGCTCTTGCCCATGGCGGGACGCGCGGCGACCAAAACGAATTGACCTTCGCGCAGTCCGCCGGTCCAGAGGTCGAAGGTCTTGTAGCCGGTGACAACGCCGCGGGGCTTGCCGCGCTCGGCCACGCTGCGGTGCAACTCGGCGAGGGCGCCGTGCATCATGGCGCTGGCGGGCTGGATGGTGTCGGACTTACCGGCAAGATCAATGTCGAGAACCGCAGTTCCGGCGGTGGCGAGCGCCTCGTCCGCATCTTGGGTCACGTCCATGGCGGCGGCTTTCATGCGGTCGGCTGCGGTGATGATCTTCCGGCGGGCCGCGTAGTCGCGCAGGATGCCGAGCTGGTAGTCGATGTTGCGGGTGAGCGCTTGGCCGATCATCTCGGTGACGGCGCCGGGACCGCCGACTTTGACCAGCTCCTTGCGCGCTTCGAGTAGACGGGTGACCTGGATGAGGTCCGGCGTGCCGCCATCAACGACAATCTCGCTGATGGCGCTGAAGACAGTCTTGTGGTCGGGACGGAAAAAGTATTCGTCGGTCAGCTCGGGAATCTCGCCGAGGAGATCGCCGTGGTTCATCAGCGCGCCGAGGACGTAGGCTTCGGTCTTGGGGTCGTGTGGTGTGATCATATTAGGCGTGGCCTCCATCGTTGTCGTCGTTACTGACGATCATCAGCAGGATCAGCATGAAGGCGACGAGCATCACTTGGGTCGCTATGACAAAGACGCTGCTCATTTTCTTTGGCCCTCCGGCGAAGCGCTGCGCGTCGTGTGAGCCAACGGTCGCAGGCTGCATCGACGAGACGAAAAGATTCCAATAGCCATGGCGTGATGTGGTGTTCGGGCGGTGGTGGTTCAGTTGCCATGACGTGGGACTGCTTTCTGTCGTGGCGTGATCTGTAGGCAAATGTTGGCAAATGTTGGCATGGGAATCAAGGGTTTTTTGGGAGGATGGGCCATTTTTTTAGGTGGCCGAAATCGCGGGGCTCGCTGACGGAGGCGACCTGACCGCAGATACCGCAAGTGTCTTCGTGCCAGGTGGAGATATGGCCGGCGGGCATGCCGCGGCCGTGGGCTTCGCCGCAGGGACGGCAGATCCAATCGGGGTAGGGCGGCGCGAAGATGCGCTCGTAGTTGGCCCGGTAGCGGTCGCCGTCGACCGGCCGCGGGCTATCGCCTTTGCCGGCGCTCATAGCTCGTAGCCCTCCGGTGAGGCGAACTCGTCCTGCGAGAACATGGGCTTGCCGCTTTCTTCGAGGAGCGGGAAGTGGCGCAGGCAGGCGGACGCGCGCCCGCGCAACTCCTTGACCGTCCGGGGCCGCGTCGAGGGATGCAGCAGGTCGGCCAAGAACTGGCGGGTGCGGCGCAGTGCCCTGTATTGCTCGTAGCGGAGGCTCATCGGATGCCAGCGGCCTCCTCGATGGCGTCGTGGGCCTCGGAGGCAATTTCGTTGGATGGCTTGACGCAGCGCTTCAAGACGCGGATGAGGCGATTATTTGAGCGGATCAGCTCACGGACTTGCTTTTCCAGCGCGAGTTCGTTGTAGGCTCCGAAGTTGCTGCCGAAGCCGACTGAGCCGACAACCACGTTGGGGGTCATGGCGCTCATTAGGCGGCCCTCCGTTGGCCGATGGCGGGGCGTCCGAAGAGCCACTCGCTGCGGCGGAAGTTGGCGCCGGCGATCAAGCCGCGCTTGGCCAAGAAGCGGTCGCAGGCTTTCTGCATGAGCAGGTGGTTGATCTGCGGGAGGCCCGGCACGCCGCGCTCCACCTCGGTGACGCATCCGTTCTTGAACTTCATTTGCGGACCTCCTCAAGTTCGGTGGCGAGCTGGCGGACGAGGGCGCGCAGAGCCATGATGGTGGCGATGGACTCGTCGGCGATCTGCTCAACGTATTCGACGTTGATGTTGGTGGTTTTCGGCTTGACGGCAGCCGCCTTCTTGGTGGTTTTCTTTGCGGGTTTCATAAAAGTATTCATCAAGTATTAGGCAGGGGGTCGGACATTGGTTGGGTAACCCCAAAAGATTCTTGGGAATTGGCGATTGCGAGTTGGTCGAATAGTTCCCAGTTGTTGGGTTGGCGGTCGGCAGGACCGGTGCGCGCGTACCTTGAGTTTTTCCTTAAATCCGGCGGGACATATGATATTGCCCCCATGTCGCCAAACTCTGACCTGCCGTACACAAGCCACTCGTCTCGGTCCCACATATAGAAAACCAAGATGTCATATTCTGTGGCGCCATAGGTCCTGTTGCGGCAATTGTTTTTAATGATATAGCGATTAATGTCGTCCAAAAACCCGTGCTTAACCTGAACGTGCTGGGCGCGGATATCGTGTCGGTCGGCGATGATGTCAAAGCCCTTGAACCTTCCGCCCAAAACGGTGCAGGAATAGCCGCGGCGCGTAAGCCGCTCTGCGCACCTATACTCTGCGATGTCGCCGCGGGTGTTGTTTTCTAGTGCCTTGAGCCGGCGCAGCTCTTCGTCTGACAGCGTGATAATTCCACCCTCCGTCACCCCAGAGTGGTCGCCATCGGTCAGCGCGAATAGGTTGGGCTGCGTCACGCCTTGATCCCTCCCACGCGCCGCTCAAGCGCATCGTAGTAGTCGTCGGCACGGGTGCGCTGGGGCACCATGTGGACAACCTTTTTCAGCTCCTCCAAGTCCTGCGGGAAGATGCAGCCTTGCCAGCCGGCGGCCATGGCGCGGTCCATCTTGTCGATGGCGGCCGACTCGGTGAACTTGGCGAGCTGGGCGAGGAGGCGCTTGGCGGCGACTTCGGTCAGGGGTTTGCGGATCTGGCGGCGGTGCTCAACCCAGTCTGCCCAGGTCGAGGCAAAGCGGGCGCTGGTATGCGGTAAGGGTATCGAACAAGGGTCGAATTTGCCGCGGGCGGGTTTAGGGGGCGAAGAAGGTAGCGAAGGCGATGAAATCGCCGGAGCGGGCGCGTCAGCGCTTTGTCTTTTTGTCTTACTTAGTCTTTGTCTATGGGTATCAGATGCTGACGGTTTTTCGTCAGATTCTGACGGTTTGCCGTCAAATGCTGACACTTTGCCGTCAAATTCTGACGGTTCTTCGTGCTCCAAACCGTCAGATTCTGACAGTTGACCGCTCTCAATATATTGCTTCACGCCGAGCAGCTCGAAGTCTGCGGCGCGGCCGATGCCGTAGGTCCGCCCGCCGATCTCCCGCACCCGGATCTCACCGGCATCGACTAGCCTGCGCAGCGCGTCCTTGACGCCGTTAATGCTTTTGAGGCCGGTGTGCCGCCGGATGTCCTCGTTGCTCATGTGGGCGAGATGCGGCGTCTCCTTTCGCGCCTGCCAAGCCAAGGCCGTCAGCACCATCTTGGCGGCGACATCCTGCAGGCCGCAGAAGCGGATCGCGTAGTTGGCGGCAACAACGCTCATTTCCGGCGAATCAAACGGCTCTTCTTGCACTCGTCGGCCGACTCAAAGATCAGCCGGCCCTCGACATCGGCCATCCCTGACCAGCGCGCCTTGAGGCGGTCGTAGGGCGGATTGACCGGCTGCCAGCTTGCGGCGTCCTTCACATAGCACACCACCGGCTCCGACCAGTCGGGCACCTCGACGAAGAGCATGCGCGGGTGACGGGCGCGCTGATGGCGGCAGATCACCGCGGTGACCTCGTCGCCGGCGCTGTAGCCGACCTGGGCGGCGGTCTCGACGGCCAGTTCCTTGGCGGTCTTTGGGGTGGACTTGAGGATGGCTTCCGGTTGGGGCGTTCGGGCAGGCTGGGAGATTGGCGCCGGGGCGACTTCCGGTTGACTGATAGGCTGACTGATGGTGGATCTTGCTTTGGTGAGGATGGATTTGATCATGCTGCTAATTGCTCCTGTTGTGGTTGGTGTTGCCGGACATCGGGCTTTTTTGCCGCGAGTTCCAAATAGCCTGCGACCTCGTCAATCATGGGGTCGCCGTCGTGATTGATGACGGTGGCAAAGCCGGTGAACGACCAGTGAATCCAAGGATGCAGCGGCCACTTGTCGGCGTTGCACATGCCGATCTCGATCAGCACGGCGCCCTCGTCCCAACAGATGATGCCGTCTGGAGTCTGCTTGCCCTTCAAGCCCTTTGGCGTATTCATAAGGACATGCATGAAGTGGTCGCAAACGCTGCCGCCCACGCCCATGTCGGGCCACGCCCTCTGCAAGGCGTGGATTACCAACGGGATAGTGTTGGTCATCGCTTCATGCAGAGGCCTGCCTATGCGTCCGTATGACATCGTCTTTTTATGAAAAATTTCGTAAGTCGCTATCGGTAGGGGGATTAAAGAAAAATGAAAACGAGCTATCCCCGCCGCCCCTGGTACCCTGTCTCATTATCAGTTCAATTGTACATGACTCCGATAGTATTCTCTTGTTATAGTGAGACGGACTCTGTTGTCTCAATAACGCGCAATCTGCGATAGACTCAGCTCTCATATTATTGAAGCGGCTCAGTCTCAATCTCAATAGCAGCAGCCGGCAGGGCAGCAGCCTTTTGCGGCTCGGCCGACACTGAGCCGACCGGTAAATCCACCCGTTCCGGCGTCACATCTATCACCTGGGCGCTCTTCAGCCCGCTCACAAAGTCACTCCACTGG